GTATCTATCAAAAGAACTGGAATTGGTTCTTAAGAAGAAATGGAGTTGTCGAGGATTTCCCATCTAATGAATGGGTTGCTCTTTAGTCTGAAGGTGTAGGTAGGGTTCGACTCCCTACCCAGACATTGCCCAATCATGGGCATTTTTTCACAATCGCGTACCCACTCAATGCTCAACGATTCACTTAAAACCGTATATGTTATTCACTATGAGTGTTCATATACTGACAGAATCAGAATAGATGGTGTATTCGCCTCTTGGAAGGCGGCTGCTGATCGTATCTCAACCATTTGCGAGTGCGATGACGATACATACACCATCACTCCCCAAAGCTTGCAGACTGATAAGTTTGCAGCTAGTAGGAAGAAAGAGATTGAAACAAACAGAGCAAAGCACAAAGCTGAAAAGTCTTTAGCTGCCTCTGACTGATTCTCTCCTTTAATAATACTGAGGCATTCTTTATTAATCTAAGTCCTACTAATCCTAGGTTAGGCATTTAACGATGATATAAGTCCTCACTTTATTTAATGAGGGACTCACATCCCTTGCAAACACTATCTTGGAGGTTATGCAATTAACAAGTGCTGAATTATTACACTTGATCGGGAGATTTGAGCATCAATCGCTACGTCATAATGACTCCATGTTATGCAAGGACGTAGACCGACTGAAGAACAAATTACTTGACGAGTACTACATCAGAGCACGTGGTAAGGTACACTCATAATGACCTACAAGCGTGCTAATTTCGCTGTGATAATGGAAAGTACCAACGAGTACATTGTCCGTGCCTACGATGGCATAGAAGCAGCGTACCAGGCAGAACAATTAGCCGATTTACTGGACGAAAAACTAAAGGACATCAAACCATTATGAAAAAACCCTATCTTCCTAACAATTGGCAAGCATACAAGGACTCACCACCTGAATGGTTCCAATCTATAACTTATGATGAGTTTTATGACTGGAAAATTGAAGGTTGGCAGTTACCTAGTTCTGTCAGTTGTATTATCAGAGTCACCGATGGTGATACTGGTAAAGTTAAAGAACATGTTTACCAACGGCTTGGTGCTGCTGAAAATAAAGTACAATCTTTAATGAAACAAGGCAAACACCAGTTTGTTATAGTAGACCACGAAGCAGTCCATCATCTCTACCCAAAAACAAATGCCAAACACAACAACAAGGCTGACACGTCTAACTCAACTGATCAAACAAGTTGAGGAGCATGAGCATCGTGATGAGTTAATCAAGCTCATGGAAGAGCAACTCATTGATGACGTGGACTAATGCCAACACCTGCTCAAATAGATGAGCAAATCAAGCATGAGCGAGATGCAATAGCTCAAGGCTTACAGCGGTTAAGAGATAACACAAAGAAGTTAGAAGAAAAGGAGTATGCATCTGCTTCTATCTATGGAATCACTTCTATTGATGCTCTCTTACCTGCTGTTGTTGACCGTATAAAAGATACGAACAAGCGTATCCACGAGGGTCATACAGGACAATCATTTAAAGAAATCAGACAGTACCTAGCTGACATTGAGCCACTAGCTGCTGCTGCTATAGCGTGTAAGGTTACGATTGATAAAGTGTTTAGTCACAAAGAAGAGAGTAACCAAATCGTTAATGTATGCGATGCTATAGGCCAAGCTGTCGAGAATGAGTGTCAGATGAGACACTATGAGAAGCACGCTCCAGGATTACTAACAACTTTAAAGAAAAACTATTGGCATAGATCAATAGGTACTCAGCAAAAGGTAGTAGTAATTCAAACCTTAATGAACCGTTGCCAAGTTAAGCAATGGAAAAATTGGGGAAGGAGTAATCGTGTAAAGCTTGGAGGTTGGTTACTTAGTTGTGTAATTGAAACAAGTCAGTGGTTTGATAAAGAGATCAGACGTACAGGTAAAAGAACTGATAGTTATATAGTACCTACACCTGAGTTTATGGCTATCAAAGATCAGGTTATGTTTAACGCTGAACTCTTCAGCCCACTAGCTTGGCCTATGTTAATCGAGCCAAATGATTGGACTAACGAAAAGCCAGGTGGGTACTTGCTTAATGAGGTTATGCGTGGGCATGATATGGTTCGTAGGAGCGAGGTGTCACGTATACAGGGAGAACAGCCGATTGCATTCTTAAACAAGATACAAAAGGTTGCCTATACACTTAATCAATTCAATGTCCAAGTAGCGGAAACCCTGCAAAAAAGACAGATATGTGTAGGTAAATTTCTCCCAATTGTTAACCATGAGTTACCACCCAAACCAGTTGACATTGCAGACAACAAGGAGTCTCGTAAAGATTACAGGAGGAGAGCAGCTGAGATAAATAATCTCAATGCTCAAGAGTTTAAACGCTCATGCCGTACCCGTATGACAATGGAGACAGTAGAACGCTTTAAGAATAAAGAAAAGTTTTATATTCCTTGGAGTTTTGATTACAGAGGTAGGGTTTACCCTATACCTGCATTCCTCACACCACAAGACACAGACTTTGGTAAAAGTTTGATAAGGTTTTATGATGAATCCTTTATGGATGAGGAAGCTGAGAGGTGGCTAAGGTTTCAAGTAGCTACAACCTATGGTTTAGATAAAGAAACACTTAGTGACCGACTAGCTTGGACTTATGAGAATGAGGATTTAATACAAAGAATTGCAGAGAATCCTATCGACAACCTACCTGATTGGGAGGGAGCCGAGGAGCCTTGGCAATTCCTTGCAAGTTGTGATGAATTCTACCACTGTGTAATAAAGAGAGATAAGCTAAGCACTGGTCTGCCTGTGGCTATAGACGCTACATGTAGTGGTCTCCAGATTTTAGCTGGTCTCGCTAAAGATAAATCAACTGCTGACTTAGTTAATGTTACTAACTCAGACAAACCTCAAGATGCTTATAAAGTAATAGCTAACGACTCTAAGCCAAACGTACCGCATTATGTACGTCCTCATTGGGACAGAAAATGCACTAAGCGTACAGTTATGACAATCCCTTACAACGCAAAACCTTTCAGCAATAGGTCGTACATTAGAGATGCCCTAAAAGACAAAGGAATTGACATTGATAAGGATGATCTGACTATAATTGTTCAGGCTGTTAGGGATTCTATGCATACCATAGTTCCTGGCCCAATGGCAGTTATGAAATGGATAGAAGATGAGGTTAGTAAGGCTGTTAAGCGTGGGGTTGATGAGTTAACATGGACTACACCCTCTGGTTTTATAGTGTCTCAAAAGATATTTAAAAAACAGTGGGAACGTGTGGTTTTACGGGTTATGGGTAAGTGTAATATGCGTGTTGCCGTAGGTGACACTGCTGAGGTTGATAAAGCTAGACACAAGGCAGCAACAGCACCGAATTTAATACACAGTTTAGATGCTAGTTTGCTGTGTCTTAGTGTCTTAAACTTTCACAATCCCATCGCACTGATACACGACTCTGTATTATGTAGAGCCACTGATATGTCTGATCTATCTAAGATAGTTAGGGAAACATACATGCACCTGTTTGCACAACAGGATTATTTGACAGACTTTGCTGCAGCTATTGGAGCAGAGACTGAACCACCGATTATTGGCGACCTTAAACCTGAGTCAGTAATTGAATCCACTTACTTTTTTTGTTAAATGTACACAT